GGGGCTCCGGCGTGAAAAAACAAACCGGCGGCTGTTTTCGCGAGGGCCGCCGTACAGACAAACAGTAATCATGCTTGCTCCATATGGATAAAATCGTTCTCAAGTGCCTGCATCATGGCCGGCTCGAAATCGGGATGCCGCCAAACGCTGTGCGTAACATCCGCCCAATAGCGGGTATAAGGTACACGGCAGCTCAATTGATTGTAGGCATGGTGCAACATCCAGTCGTTGCCCAAATACAGGACGGCATGGGACGCATGCCCGCCTGTTGCCGTCAAGACCACATCACCGGCGCAAAGGCCGTCTGAAACACGGGAAAACCCGCAGTTTTCCAAATGCTTTTCCCAAAAGCCTGCCGCCGCGTCCTCATCTATATCACCGCGCGGATGGTCGGGAAAAACCAGCCCCATCAGCATGAAGGCATCACGCACCAGCGTGCCGCAATCCGTCTTGCCGTATTCGAAGACACGTCCGCGCAAATGCGGAACGGGGCGGAACAGTTTCAGACGACCTTGTGTAACCAATATCCAAGGCAAGCCCGTTTCGACCTGCATCTGTCTGTCCGCACCCGATAAAAACGGTTCGCCGCGCGGATGGGAATGCACGACTGCCACAATCTCACCGACGCGCTCCGCCGCCATCCAGTCGTCAGCGGAAATCTCAAAGGTTTCATGCGGATTTTCGGCGCAATTGGACAAAGGCAGAAACTCATAGCCTCCATAACTGAAAACCAAAACCCCGCACATTTCAGACGGTACCGCCTCTTCAGCACATGCCAGCATTTCGCGCCGTACTTCTTCACTTAACAAATCCAAATCCATCATGTCGTTACCTTATCACTAGATGGGAAACCGCCGAACGGCAAAACTGCCGTCGCGCCAAACCGCGCCCTACATCCTGTCAGTGTTTTGCTGCATACGTCTTTGGACGCATCGTCCGTGGGCATATCGAAACGGTCGGCAACCGCACGCCCCGTATAACCGCACCCTTCGCCGCGATACTGCCAACAGCAGGTATTTGCCAGCATAATACGGGCGGGAATGACCGAACCATCCGATTCGGACGGCGCGGCAAGTTCGAAGGTTGCCGTTTCTGCATTCAATGCCGTCATCCGTTCAACCAAATATTTGCCGACGACTTCCTGCATCGGGTCTGCGGTCGGATTGCGCCCGGACTGGAAATTGACCGCATCTAAAAACTTGGCATAGGTTTGACGGCGCACAACCAGTACGCCGACGAGCTGACCGAACTGATCCGCCGCGCCCGTAATCAAACCCAAGAGATTCGATACCGTCAGCGTCGGACGGTTGCCCGCGCCTTGCGAAGTTGATTCAAAGCCGTCAGCCTTAATCGGATAAGGCTCATATGCCTGTCCCTGCCAGACAACCGCCGTACCCCGCTCGTTGACCTGATTGCAGAAATAGAAAACCCGACCACCCAGCGGCCGCAAGTCCACTTGCCACAAATCGACCAAAACATCCTGCTGCGCGGCAGACAAGGCTTGCAGCATCACGCCCGACATGGCCTTTATACGCGGATTCATGAAAGCACCTCCTCAAACGTACAGCTCAATTCGTAGGCTTTGCCACCCTTCGCCGTTTCCTGATATTCCGATACCTTGACCAATACAGGCACGCCGTCGGGCGGTCTCCAATTAAACGGCTCAACACCGCGCCGGGCATCAAAAAAGGCTTTGATTTCTGCCATCAAAGCCTTTTGTCCGACTATCTTGATCTCCCAGCTTCGCAGCTTCGGTTTCAAAGATTTAGGCTGCCGTTGCTCGTAGCCGTCGCCAAAGCGGACGGAACGGACATCGAATTTATGTACAGCCTTATTGTCCGAAGCAACGCGCCATCGGAATGTTTCAGTCATGATCGGTTCCTTTCAGACGACCTATTTATGGTAAGTACCGTTTTCACGGTACACATTCTTGACATACCACTGTTCCACCATGCCCGGTATGGCGGCAGCAAGATGCTTCGCCATCTCCGTATCGGCGCTGCTATCCGATTCGGTGCTACCGTCCCGATTTATAGTGATGTTGACCTGCATGCCTCCAGCCCCGGTCGAACGGACTCCGGTCAAAACAGACGGCAGTCCTACTGCGCCGCCGCCGGCATAACCATTCAACCGCAGCCGCTCGACAGCCGCAACGCCGCCGTGATTACGTACGTCCCGCTGGGAAAATACGACTTCGCCCTTGTGGACAATGCCGGCAGGCTCATACTTCCCGCCGTAGCCGGTATAACCACCGCCGGAAAACAACGCGTCAAACTGCGTACTCCCGCCGCCGACAATACCGCCGTCGGCATAACCCAACGCCGACTTCATTGCATTGACAATCGCCATTTTAATCAGCATTTTTGACAAATCCTGCAAAATGGAAACAGTCAGGCTTCGAAAATCAAGTTTGCCTGTGGCAACAAAGTCTGCCAGCGCATCCCCCATTTTGTCGAAGGTTTGTACGGTGGCATTTTCCATCGCCTGCCTCATTGTTCCGAATGAATCGATGTAGCTTTTCAAGCCGGACTCGATACCGCCGCGCCAATCATTGTCGCTGTCTGCACGCGCCTTCTGCATTTGAGAAAGATTGCTCATCCCTTCCGCCTTGCCGCGCTCCAATAAATCGATACTTTCCAACGGCGCACCTTCTTCACGGGCTTTCGCTATCTGTCTGTCCCACAGTCTCGCCAGCGTCAGTTTCTCGATTTCTTCACGGGTTTTGCCGATAAGCGAAATTTCAAACAGCCTGTCATCCAACTTTTCTTTCGAATCGTCGGTCATTTGCTTCACTATGTCGGAATATTTTTTGGAAGCAGCCGTCAAACTATCCTGCGCATCGACCTGTTCGGCAAGCGCCCGCGCAGCAGCCTGCTGCTCCTTCGTCCAATCGCCGAAAGTTGGGTCGGCAAGCAGCTTCAACTGCTCCCCTACGGCACGGTTGGCATTCAAGATTTGCAAAGCCTTCTTCGCCTCGGCCTCGGCATGACGGCGGTTAAAATCCTCCCTCCATTTTTCGTAGCCGGAAGACGGTATATCGACGAAATCACGGCGAGGATCATGACTTATTTCACCTTTACCGCCACTAAGCCAATTCATGCGTGCCATTACTTCAGGAGCGTATTTTCTGCCGATAGGGCCGATACGGCCTTTATCTACATTTCCTTCGCCGCTATGATAAGCAGTCAACGCTTTGACAATATTGTTGTCATACCGTTTCAGCAAATCCCGCAAATAACGAGCCGCCCCATCAGCAGAAGATGCAACACTACGAACATCAACACCGTACTGCTTCGCCGTACCAGGCATAAACTGCATCGTCCCGCGCGCCCCAACTGGTGAAATCGCATTCACATTTCCGCGCGACTCCTGCATCGACAATGCAGCCAGCAGGTTTCTAGGTAATCCGTAGCGTTTTTCTAGACCTCCATAATCAAACCGTGCTGCCTGACTAAGTACGGTTTGATTAACAGTAAACTTCTCTTTCTCAATTTTGTTTTTTTTAGGCCCGCCGTGTTTTTTCTCGGCAAAACTTTCATTAATCAGCTTGGCATTTGCCGCGTGCTTATTAATGATTGCTTGCCGCTCCATCGCGTCAGTGATGCCGTCCAACGCCTTTTTCCGTGCTTTGTCGTTTTTCAGCAGTTCGCGTTGCCGTTGCTGCTCTCGAGTAGCATAACGTTCCGAAATAGCCTCCAATTCGGCTTTACCTTCTGTTCCGTTTTGGTTCTGCTTCTGTTTCTGCCGCAAAGCTTCAGCAGCGGCTGCCTCCTTGTCGATTTCGGCACGCAACCGGGCACGCCGCGCATAGGCTTCCTGCAGCTTACGCTCGCCTTCTTCACCCCAAAACAATTGCGTAACCGGATGTTTCTTGTTGGTTTCGATTTGGGAAATAAACGAATCCAGCGCGGCGATTTCATCCAGTTTGGTCTTGTCCCTGCCTATGGATTTAACAGCATCCCATGCCTCCGACGCACTTTCTTTAATATCTTTCCACGCCCGCTCAATCAACCCAAGATTGCCCAGTACGCGTTTTGCCATATCCTCCGACTCTTCGGAAAATTTCCGCTGCACCAATGCAACCGCGTCCTGCTCCCGACCTTGTGCCTGCAAAGCCTTGACCTGCTCGTAAACATCGGCAGTCATTGTTCGGTAGGTGGCTGATAGGGAGACCACAGCTTTCAGCGGGGCTTTGGCGATTTCAGTATATTTATCAACCAAATCATCAATACTTTGTCCCGTTGCCTGCGACTGGAGGGTAATACTCCGGGCGAATTGTTCGTAATTGTCCGCTGCGACCTTGCCGCTTGAGACCAAGGCCGTAATTGCAGCACGCGCATCAGCATAGCCGCCCGTCGCTGCCCCGACCGAAACAGCGATTTCCTGCATCCTGTCTGCAGTAATCCCTGCTGCATCTCCGGCAAGTATCAAGGCTTTACGGTATTCGCGCGATTCCTCTGCGCCCTGATACATCGCATAACCCAATGCCGCAACGCCGCCGCCCAACCCTGCAACAGCAAGGCGCATAGGCGAAATGACCGTGGCCAGCCCCTTAAGCATACCGCCGAAGCCGCCATACATATCACGTAACTGCCCACCCTGTTGCATCATGATCAGAAACGGGCTTTGCCCGCCTGCAAGCTGGGTAACGATGTCGGTAATTTGTGCCGGGGTCTGCCGCAATGCGTTATTGAACTGCTTGACAGACTGCGTAGCGCGATTGGTCTGCGTATTATGCCTGTCCAATTGGGACAGCAGCGGATTAAGCCGTGCAATATCGATACCGCGCTGGCGCGCAAGCTCTTCGTAATACTCTCGGTTTGCCTTACCGCCTGCAATCTTAACGGCTATATCGCGACGGATGGCATTTTCCAGAGAAGCCAAAGACCGTTCCGTCCGCTTCGATGCCGCCGACACTACCGTTGACGATTTCTCCGCGCCGTCGCCACTATGTACCAATCCGTCAGAAATACGCCGCCCCTGGGAAGATGCCACGTCCCCCAAAGACTTGATGGACTGTTTTGCCTTTTCTACGCCGCTGACGACACCGCCTGTTTCGGCGGTAATATAAATCTTGGTTTCGTTATTCATGTTCGCCTGCCCACATTGACAACACTTCAAGCTCCATCATGCGGACTTTCTCCAACAGTGTTTTCCGTTTCTTCGGCTTGATATTGCCGCATTCCATAACCGCTGCGACGGCGGAATAATCCAACCCCGTCGCACCCGACATTCCGATACGCCACTGCGTCGATACTGCAATAAACAGTTGCACCGCCTGCCAGTTGCACGGCCATACGCCAAAAGTGGTCTCCTCTTCTGAAAAATCGTCCGCCGAAAATCCGAATACATTCAATTCCGCCGCATCAGGCTGCTTCTCATAAAGCGCACGCGCGGCGGCAATCAGTTTCCCTCGCGGGCATTGAAGACTTCCTCAACATAGCCGTTGACGACGGCAAACACCGCCATCGGATAGCTATCCAGCAGGATTTCGACATTCTGCCGGTCGAATGCTTCTTCCAAATCCCAGCCTTGAACACAATCCAAGACGGTATCTGCCGTCCAGCCGTCTTTATGCTTTTCGGTAAATTCTTTCATCGCCTTGCGGCCGCGCGCCTTAAATTCAAATTCGACGTCCGCAGGTTCTGCACCGGGAACAGGGATTTTCACGGTATGTCGGAAAGTCGCATCAGGCTTCAAAGTAAGTTTTGCCATTTCAATACTCCAAATAAATAAGGTTGCCCGAGCAACTCGGACAACCTTGATATGCCGATAAAATCAATAACGGTTTACTTCGCCGGAAATGGCGTAGGACAACGTTACCGCCATTACTTGGTTACGAACCAATTCGGGGGTTTTATTCATGCTGGGATAACCGTTATAGCAAATCAGCCCACCACCTTTCAAAACCACTTTCAAAGGCCACTTGCCGCCTTTATCGCTGCATTTTGCAGCCGCCTTGTAGCCGGGCAGCGAAGTATCGTCAGCGATCTTAATCGACATTGACATAGCTGATTTCGTGGACGGAATTTGCTGGTCAAAATCATCCTCCAGAAAACCAAAATCCACATATTGCTGCTCGCCGCCACTGGTCGAAAATTCTACAATTTGCGAAACTTGCACCCAATCGGTAATTTTCTGAACAGCACCAATACCGCTGCCTGCCGGAAACTCATCTGCATTGGAAGTATCAATGCCGGTCAGCTTGAATGTATCGGTTTTGACATCGCCAATCTGGAAAACGCGTTCATTCAACTTTCCCCAGCCGCTTTTAAACAAAACCAAATCGCCGTTGGCAAACCCGTGTCCTGTTACCGTCAGGACGCATTCGGCAGCATTAGTTGCCACCGTAACTTTTTTCTCCGCCGCCAAAGCGGTCGCAATGTGAACGGTCGCACCGTTCGGTAATTTCACTGCCATACTTCAACTCCAAATTAAAGGCAATCTGAAATCAGACTGCCGTATCAAAATAAATTGCCTGCCATCCTTGCTGATAATAGACGGTAACGGCTTCACCGCTTTCGTCAGAATCGATATTCAGCAAATCAGGTACCAGATTTTCCAAATCACCGACGCCCAAATCGGAATGTTCGGCAAACAACTGCCCAATCAAGGACAGCATCTCTTCCGCCAGTTCGTCCGCGCCGGCAGCAGCCTGCACGCAAACCAGCGTAACCAGCCGCACCGTATGCCGGTAGGTAGGCGGAAAATCAAACGTTTCCTGTTCGGTTCGGCGACTGTCAACGTACACCACAACACACGGCAACTGCGATTGCGCAGGCGCGAAACCACGCCCGGAATACACGCGCTGGAACTTCGTTTTCAGCACATCTGTCGCCGCATTGCGGATTTCAGTAAGTCGGCTTGTCATGTATCGCCCTCAATTGCACAACAACCATTCCGCAACCGTCAAAATCGGTTTCCGCCACCGCATAACGTTTGCCGCGCACGGTAACAACCACCGACTTCACGTCTTCCGGCAGGTCGTCTTCAGTAACGATGATTTGCGGGTCGGCATTGGCAACGGCAACGCCAAACCCGCTATCCGTTATAAATTCACGGTCAAATATCGCGTTTACCTCTTTACCGTCAATCATCACGGTTTCACCGAAATCAGCAGGATTGGTAAACACGTTCAGCGGCTCGTTAAACACTGCCGTCCTCACCGCCCTCACCGGATGCGTTACCGCTATCTTCAGCTTCGCCGCCATCGACAACAGAGGATTCGGCCTCTTTGGCAGGCGCTTCTGCCGCCCAACCTTCGCGGATATAGACAGCCGCCGCCGATTCGTCCACCGAATATTTTTTCCCTGCGGCAAACGTCTGTTCACCATCGAAAAAACTACGGGTCGGGATAATTTTGATTTTTGCCATTTTTAATACCTCAATTAATAAGGTCGTCTGAAATTCAGACGACCTTGGGTTTCACAATCAAGCAGCCACAATGTCTTTAATGGCGGCAAAGGATTCAACATGACGGACGGCAATATCCACATCTTGCAACGTGGTGATGCGTACCGCGCCCGTAGTAGATTTGGTGTACGGATCAACAATCACATCCAAAACGCCCCAGTGCGCAATCATCAGATCAGACCAGTTACCAAAAATCAGCGGGCTGCATTTGTTGGCCGCCGTGCCTTTGGTCAGGTTGGACGGAATTTGGTTTGATACCGCACAACGGTAGCCATTCAACGGCGTTGCGCCATCCTGCCAAATGTAGCCGGACACGCCGTCGGCCTTCAGCTTGGTTTTCAGCAAACCGCGCACGCGGGCATTGGTGATGTAGGCCAAATCGCCGATGTCGGCATTGGCGGCGGCAATGGCACTTTCCAAAGCGACGATATGCTTCCATTCGGGCGCACCGCCGTTCGCACCGATTTCCACCGCGCCGATGCCGGCAGTGTTCAGGATGCCGGTCGGTTCGTTGCCGGTACCTTTGCCGTTGATGGCCGCTAAATTGATACCCAGCATCATGGCTTTCAACAATTCGCTGCGTGCGAACTGTTCGGCAGACAGCGAGGATTGCAAAATGAATTTGCGGCTCAATTCGGTATTGGCGGTAACGGTTTTCGGTTTCAGGCTCATTTGTCCGAAAGTGGCGTTCGATTCGGACGCGCTGCCGTTTTCATCCACCCATTGAACGGTGTTGCCGGTCAGGTGTTTCGGAATGGTGATGTCGCCGACCAAGCCGTCCAATACGGTCGCACCCAACTGGGCAACGGCAAGTCGGTTGCGCAGCAGTTCGATAAACATGTCTTCGCGGAAGTCGTTTTCGATGACGTTGCCGCCGTTTGCCGCATTGCCTTTGCTGTAAGCGCGGGCAATCAAATCAGTCGGCACAAAGAAGCCTGCCGCTGCGCGACCATGCCGTTTTTCCAGCTCTTCCGACACTTCACGTTCCAAGCCTGCTTTGTCCCATTTGCCGGTTGCGGCGGCAGACATGGCGCGCAGAAGGGAAAATTCACGCTGTTCCTTATCCGTCATGCCGATTTCACCGGCGGTAACGGTCGGCTTCGTCTGCATGTTTGCCATGATAGCGGCGCGTAATTGGGCTTCACTGCCACCCTCTTTAATAACCTTTTCGGCGGCTTCGATACCGCCGTGGGCGGCGTAACTGCGACCAATGGCCAACAGTTCGGAAACGCGGGCGCGTTCATTCTGCATACCGCGTTCGGCAGTGTTGTTGGTATCGGTTGCTGCGATGGCAGGGATTGCAGCAGCGGGAGTTTCCACCGCAGCGGGAATTTGATTTTTATCCATGTTTCGATTTCCTTTTTCAGGGGTTGGGTTTACAGGGTTTTCAATAAATGGTTCCGCCGATCTGCCGACACCAACTGTCGGGTCGGCCGGAACGGTTACAAAGCTGATTTCATACGGCATCCAGCGGGTAATGATGTAACGGTAGTCCTCATCGTCTGCATCGGGATTGTCCAATACCATGTCTTCCACGCGGTAGCCGACGCTGATATGGCGTAGGATGCCGTCTTGCACGTCTTGGAATTTTTCCGCCGCTTTCGCACCGTTGCCAAAACGTACCAAGGCACGGCCGCGCTTGTCGGCATCAATCCAAGCACGTTCGATGACGCCGATTTGGTCGTCCCAGTCATGATTGAACAGCACCGCGCCACCGTCATTCAGGCGGCTTAAGTCAACGGCACCCTGCGCATGACTTAATACTTCATCGCCGAACCAGCGTTCTACCGGCTCTTCGCTGGAAAACGCCACTTCGACCGTCCGTTTTTCAACATCAACGCTTTCGCGCTGAAATACGGCAAAGCGGCTCATTTGCTGCATTTGCGCCTTATCAGGCTTCATTTTCTTCATTCGGGCTATCCTCCGATTCCGGTTCTGCCGCCGATGCGGCCGGTTTTACGTCGGCAATGATTCCTTTTTCTGCCAACATCTGGTTTTCCTGTTCGATTTGGGTAATAACATCTTCAAAATCCAAACCCATTTCCGCGCAAATATCGCGGCGGGATTTGACCGTCAGCGCCACCGCCTCTTTATGCGCATTAATATCTTTCAGCGGGTCAACCCACGACCAGCGGCGCCCCTGCCAGTTGCAGGCCTTGAACTTGTCCAGCTTGCCGGCAGGCAGCGATTTACCGGACGGCATCTTGATTGCGCCCATTAGCAACGCCGCCTCAATCCAGCGGTCGAATACGGCATACAAGAACGCTTCGGCAAACCAGTTTTGCAACGTCATCCATGTGTCGCGCTCCTCCAGCGTCCCGCTGCGGATACTGGAAAAGTTCACGCCCTCAAGGTCGTTCGCCAAGCTGTGATAAGCCACGTTCAAACCGCTGGCGATACCGCGCAGGCTGGCTTTAACGAATGCGTCGTAATTGGCGTGCGGGTAATCCGGGTCGAACGGCGTAAAGTCGTAACCCTGCGGCAGTTCGTGAAATGTGCCCGGCTCGACCGAATCGATTAAATCGATGCTGCCGCGCCCGTTATCGACCTCTTGCCCGTCAATCGGCGGCATGAAGTTGTCGGCGTCTTCCGTCTGTTTGAAAAAGCCCATTTTCGATGCGCCGACACGGGCGGCGATAATGGCCGCTTCCTGATAGCCCGACAGGTTTTGCAGACCGATGATGGCCGAAGCCACCCACGGAAAGCCGCGCCGCTGCTCTGGGCGGTCGTGCAGGAAAATATGGCTGATTTGCTCCGCCGGCACCCGTTCGCGTAAATTGCCCGTACCCGTCTGTCCGTATGATTCGCCCGGATGTGCCGTCCGCAGCCAGTACGCCACAGGACGGGAATAGCTGTTTAACTCGACACCCATGCGCACGGCGTTGCGCCCGTTTTGCTGCGGAACGTTGTATCCCGTATCCAAACGGTCAATATCCAGCACCTGCAACGCATAGCCGTAATCATTGTCAAACCCTGAAATATGACGAATCAGCACTTCGCCGTCCCGCGCCACGCTGCGAATCAGCAGCCGTTGCAGGTCGGTAAAAGACATCTGGCCGGTAACGTCGCACACACCGCGCCGCGCCCAGCGGGAAAACGCTGCTTCGATGGCCTTGTTCGCCAAGGCATCGGGCTTTTCGGCGTTATCCAGCAAAACACGCATTTGCAGGGCAAAACCGTCGCGCCCGATAACGTTGCTTTCGACCATGTTCAAAAACTTGCGCATATAGTCGTTGTCGCGAGCAAGGCTGCGGGCGCGGGCGCGCAGGCGGTCAAGGTCTGACCGCGCCAAAGCGTCCGCCGACCAGTTTTGCGGCTGCCACGAAGCCAGCGCCCCGACCGGACGCGCTCCGGCAAAGTTGCGGCGGGCTGTTTTCGGGGCAGCTTCCCGCCTGCCGAACAAACGCGCAAAAAAACCGCGCTTTTGCGGCGCGGCATTTGATTGTTTTGCCATAGCTCATCCTAAAATCGCGTGATGATACGGCCTGAACGGCGCGGGGAAACACCCGCCGCCGCTTCCAGCCGCGTAATTTCCCGCTGCCAGAACCGTATCTGCTTCAATAAATCGGCAAGGCTGGAAAACTCCATTTCGCGGTCTTTGATTTTGTACCGCTTGGTCATGCCCCTGCCTGCTGCATGTTCCTTGTAGGCTTTTCGAAGGCTGTTCAGAATCTCTCGCGCTTCTTCAAGCTCTACCGCATAGTCATTACCGTTCATTTTCAGACGGCCTCTTTTGCATAAAATTTACTGACGCCTTCCTCGAAACGCTCTTCCACCAAGCCTTCCTCAATCAGCGTATCAATATCGCGGCGGGCAAAAATCCAGCCGCTCCACTTCTGCTTTCCATACACCTCATTGGCAACACCGGTCGATGTGCAACCCGGATGCGTCCGAATGTGTGATAGAACCTGTTCTTTTTCGCTCATAGTCAATACCGTAAAAAAGCCGTCTGAATTTCAGACGGCCTGAATCAATAATTGGTAACGAAGTTACCGCCCTTACGGCGTCTGGTTGCCGCAAAACCGCTGCCGCTGTCCGCCTTCGTTTTTTCCTGTACCTGTTCGGCGGGTTTCGGCTCGGCAAACAGTTCCGACTGCAACAGCGCGTTTTCGTATAACGCCCATTTTGCCGCCGACATGGTATGCGTGCCGACCGAACGGGCGGCGTGCAGGGCATAGACTTCGCAGTCCAATGCCTCGTTTCGTACGCCGACCTTCTTCTGCCAAACCTTTTTGTGCTTGTTCATGCGGCTGGGTACTTTGACTTCGCTCAACAACTGGCCGCAGTAATCGGCGCGGACATCCTTGTAAAAGTGCATCCGCCCTGCCCCGCTTCCTTCCAGATTGATGCGCGCGTGCTCGTCTATCAACAAGTCCTTCGCCCGTGATACGCCGACGCTGTATACCTGCACGCCGAATTTGTCGGCCTTGGTGTTTTTGTGCTTCAAGTCAATCGCCTGCGCCCGACTGAAAATCTCTTTATCGGGGTTGGTGCTGCCCTTGACCGCCATCACATTCACCGCTTTCACGCCACGGCAGCCGCGCACAAAGTGATACACCGCGTCGGAGGTATTGCCGTCCGAACTGTCTATCGATACCGCCGCGATTTTCATTCCCGCGCCGGTTTCGTGTTTGTAGGCCGTCTGAAAAATCATCTCGGCCAGTTTGCGCCACACGTCGGATTTGACGTCCACCGTGTTGCCGTGGATTTCGCCCCACCAAACCAGCCAGCTTTCCTCGCCGCGCCCCCACGCGCGGATGATGACGGCCAGCCGGGCAT